AAGGAATCATATTCTCAAGTTCAATCAAACTGTACTTGTGATGCTGCATCATTGCAAAGTTAGTTTGATAATGGTTAACGAGAGTATCGTGTGAGAGGGCTATTAGAAAAAACTCTGGAGTCCTCGGAGAGTGATGCTATTTTCTGCCTTACAGTGAGAGCAAGTGAAGTCCACCGTATGTTCTAACTTAGGCATCTTCTCTACGAATTCCTGAATCTTTTGGAATTGAGATTGATTTAAGGATTCTACAAATTGAACGAGTTCCTCGTGGGATTGATCTGCTGCCTTATGAATGGCTTTATCGTCATAGATCGTATCGATACACTTGATTACGATATCAAATAAGGCTTCCTTCTGTTCTTCTGGAGTCTTTTCTCCAAGAGATGTAAGGAAGTCTACTTTTGGCCAAGTCAGCGTGATTCCAACCTTATCAGTGAGTTTGATCTTATTCGATGGAGACTTTGAGGTGTCCACATCGATCTGATCAAGATTGATCTCAACCATTGTAGGTTTCTGGCACTTCTCACACTTGATATTGATCTTAGAGACTTCTCCAACTGACTTGGATCTTAATTTCAAGAATAAGTACTCGAGATCAAAGAGTGCAAGTTTATCTGCATCAACCTTATTAAAGGTGCAGCTTTCAATTACGTCTTTCATACCCTGAAGAATCTGCTTCTGGTCTCCGGACTCAATTGCGACCATGAGGATCTTTTCTTCTTTCACGAGGTAAGGACGATAAAGAACCTTCTTCCCAGTGGAAGGGATCTTTGCTTCATATTTCGGTGTTTCAAGGATTGGTAGTGCCATAGTATGTTATGATTTAGTGGTTATAAAAAATTCAATCAAGAGAGTACTTCATAGTCCTCATAAGCGACAGTCACTGAGTATTTTTGAACAGTATTTGCTGCGTTATTATCAAGAACGATCGAACTAAAAGTTGTTGGGAAAGCTTTCTTTAAACGAACTCCATAGACGACTTTATCGTCATCTCCGGAACTCGCTTTTGCTAATTGATAGATGTTGATCGTGCCGCCGTAGTCGCCTTGATAGCCTGCGCGATATGAATCAAAGTTTATGACTTGAGAAGCCCATTGATCAAATATGCTACGAACGACGTAGTCATTCGTCATGATGAAGTTAAAGGTTACTTCTTCGTTCAGATAACCCATTGCGATCTTTTGAACTTGACGAATGGATTGATAGTCTGCAGTCAGTATTTGACGGCTTGGAAGAGCGCAACTCTCACAAAGAAGAGTGAAGTCACGAGTATCACCTGCGACTGCGGATGGAGGAGTGACCTCGATCTTGAATCGATCCTGAGCCGCTGCACCACCTCTTTTTGAGATAACTGACTTTAAATCATTGATACTTGTAGCCATATATTATTTTGTGGATCGATATGCTTGTTGGGATTCTCTCCAGACACGAGTCTTATTTGCTTTTGCAAATTGTTCAGTTGGTAAGAAGATTGCGATTTCCCAATCAGGAGCATAGACCTGAGCAACACGGCTCTTGATATGATCCGAAAGGTAATGTTTTAAACAAGGCTGAAATTCTTTAAATCTACGAACTGCAGATAGAAGTCTGTATGTAACTCTTAATCTACTCCGTTCATCGAGCTTTTTATCTGACATAGTGGTCATGAGTTTATCCAAGAACTTAGCTCGGATATCAGGACGAAGGTAGTGAAGGTTTAACCCTAGGAATCCACCCTCAGCCTTCTGTAAGGCAATCACGAGAGGGAATCTATCATAGTAAGGTAAGGTGTCTTTCAGTTTCGGATCATAAACGAACATGAACATGTGACCCCAGATAGGTTGAGATCTTAGTTTTAATGCCTCATCCCTCATGAGAGCATTACGGTTGATCCTTCCATTCAATTCTTTGATTCTCTCAGCAAACCACTTGCGCGCGTTCTGAGAACGCATTCTATAGCCTGAGTTCTGTAATTCTGTCCGAAGAGTATTAAATAGGGAAGCCATTCTTACCTCTATTTATAAGCCTTTTAAAGTATTGTAATACCCAGCTTCTTTAGAGTATCCTCAGTCCAGACCACAAATTCCCAGCCACGATCCAACGCGTATTGCTCGGCCGCTTCCCACTTGCTATAGTTCTTGGCATAGGTCATGACCTCAGTGATGTACCTCCGAGTTTGCTTCTTAGGTCTCTTTGGAGGAACAGTCTCTTTTGCAGGTTTGATCTCAATCAGAAAGGTCTTTCCATCTGAGAATTGAACTTTAAAGTCTACAAAGTAGCGGTGTAGTCTTCCATCCGTCTTACAGCGATATGGTATGACCACTTCCTCAGAGTTCCAGGAAATGATGTCAGGTTGTTCATCAAAGAACCTCATGACCTGACGCTCCCAGAGAGACCGGTATACGATCTTTGTTGGATCACCTTTATATTTCGAGGGATTGCGAGGACTGAATTTACCTTTGTAAGTTTGCATATAAATAGCTGAAACTACTATTTATGGCTTCAGCCCCACTCTACGTATTTCCTTCTGAGCTTCGGGATTCGACACAACAGTATCCGTACATGTGCTTCTCGATACCTACAGAAGCTGCAGCTGCAGACGTCTACATCCCAGTTCCTCCAGGACTTACGTTCTCAGACTCAATGGTGTATTCCACGATTAGCCTAGGAATCATTGGTAATATCGCAAAAGAAACTATCAATCAGGCAAAGACAGGCCAAGGACTTGTTGGAACATTAACTGCCGGTGTTGGAGGTTTAGCCTCAAGCACTCTGGATAAAGCAAAGAAGTTAAATGTGGCTGCTGCAGCATCAATCGCAGCTAGAACAGCTCGTCAAGATAATATCGCAGACATCATCGACTTCAGCACAAAGCAACTCGTTGCTCCAAACACGAATACGAATTTCCAAGGTTCATCAGTTCGAAGCTTTGCCTTTACCTTTAAATTAGTTGCAAAGACACAGGCAGAATCTGACACTATCAATAACATCGTAAAGCAGTTCAGAACATATATGTACGCGAAGGGTGATGATGTGATCCTTGAGTATCCACCACTCTGGAGCTTAAAGTTCTATAACATCGATGGTGAAGAAAATACCTATATTCCAAAGATATATCCTTGCTACCTTCAGTCCATGACATCCACGTATAACGCTGGAACAAACATATTCCACGATGATGGTAGTCCATTTGAGGTAGACATCGCTCTTGGCTTCCAAGAATCCAAGGCTCTCAATCGTACAGAAATCCTTACTCTCTTATAATCCATGCCATATTTTCGTCAGTTTCCAAAGACAAAGTACGATTTCAATAACAATGGTATCAGTACGAATATCACCGATATATTTCGGTACGTCACTCCAGATAAGAATTTCTTAGACGATATTTCCGTTTATCAGTATTATACCATCAACGATGGAGATCGTCCTGACATAGTCTCAAATATTCTTTATGGAACTCCAGAGTACTATTGGACTTTCTTCGTTTGTAATGATTCCTTAAAGCAGGGTGGACTTGCAGCTTGGCCCATGAGTGGTCAACAGTTCGAGGACTACATGAGCAACGAGTACAATGGCACATGTATCATCACTCGTCCAAGCATCGAGCGTGACATCTATGGAACGATATTAGACTATCGTGACTCACTCTCAGGAAGATTTCAAATCGGCGAAACTGTCACTGGTTCTCAATCAGGAGCAACAGGAACACTCGTAAAGAAAGACGCACAATTAAGTCAATTGATCGTAGGAAAGGTAACTGGTAACTTCATTGGAAGTACCGTAGGTGATATCACTGTCAGTGAACAAATCACAGGATCAATCTCTCAGAGTGTCGTATCTTCATATACAATTGTTCCATATCGTTATGCGCCACATCATTATGTAGATGCGAATGGACTCACGGTCTATAATTCTTTGTTTATCGATGAGTCTCAGACGATGGCAGGAGTTCAATCAGGAGTTGAAGCTTCTGAATTAACCGCAGTCACAAATGATGAGTACGAGAATTCATTGAATGATGCTCGATCTCAGATTCGAGTAGTTCGTCCAGATGAGATCTATGATTTTGCTCAGACATTCAGTAAGCTAATCAATGGCTAATATTTCCAACATTTCAGTCAATACGTCGCAGGCACTCGTGCCAACGGCGTACTCTATCCAGCAAATCACAATCACGAATCATGCTGGAAAGCAGAATGACATCAAAGCTCTGGTGACTGATTTCTCAATCACTGAGAGTATCTACAGAACTGCATTAGTTCTGAGCATGAACGTGAAGGATCCTCTGAATCTGATCGAGGAACTTCAGTTGACTGGGCAAGAAGTGATCAATGTTGTATTAGCCAGAACCGAGTTTGGTTCGAATGATCAAGTCAAGATTGATCTTAAATTTTATGTAAGCGAATATCCTTTGCTTGGTAAGTACGATACGAGGCTTCAAGTTTATACAATCCGAGGAGTTACTCAACACGCATTTATTTCAAATCTTAAAAAGATATCGCGAGCTTTTTCGGGCACAATAAATGATTTCGTAACTCAAGTATTAACAAAGGACCTCGATGTACCTACAGATTCTATTGACATTTCTGTTTCTTCTTCTCCTAATCTTAGCTTCATTACTCCTACCCTAAGTCCTCTTGACGCGATCAATTGGGCGCTTCGTAGATCATACGATTCCAAAGGGAGTCCATACTATTGCTTTCAAACTCTTGATGGGGTGATTCATCTTATGAGTCAATCGGATATGGTATCTCTAGAATCCTATCGAGAATACCAAGACGCAAAGTTCTTTCAATATGTCGCAGATAATCCAAAGACTGCTCAGGAAGCATACGATGAGAGAGCAAGAAGGATACTGACGATCAGTTCAGACCTCAAGATGTCAAAGTTCATATCCGCAAAGAACGGAGCCTTTGCCTCAAAGAGCCAGTACGTAGATCTTGCAACAAAGTCTTACGTTCAACAGAATTTTGATTATAGCTCAGCTTTCTCGAAGATGTCTGTCATAGACAAGTATCCAGTCTTATCCAAGACCTTTACTCCAGAGAATACTGTGGATAGCCTATCAAAATATCAAGATTCTCGAATCAATTATATCTCAATCAATAGCATGGCTTTCGATTCGGATAATAACTATAATTCTTCGACTCAGAACATGGCGATCAATACGGCTCAATCATACACTGAGAACCTTGAGACGCTCACTCATGACTTAACTCTTGCTGGAGATTTTCAATTAGTATCTGGAACAGTGATAAGCTTAAAGTTACCTCCCTCGATCGATCCTAAGATTAAGACAAAGAACTCGAATTCAAAGGGAGACGCAAAGAAGGATATCTTCTTCTCTGGTGATTACCTAGTAACTTCTGTTGTTCATAATTTTGCAGAAGAATACACAGTGGACCTTAAGGTAAAGAAAGACGCACTCTCGTTTGATCTAGCCGCTACATCATGAACCCTAATACCAATAATTCATTCGATCAATTCATAGGTGGACACTTCTCTTGGTTCACAGGCGTCGTGGAGGACATCATAGATCCTCAGCAAATGGGACGAGTTCGTGTTCGTTGCTTTGGCTATCACACAGACAATAAAGCAGATATTCCAACGAAATCGCTCCCTTGGGCGTTAGTCATGACTCCGATTCAATCGGCCTCAATGTCTGGAATCGGTATCTCTGCAACAGGCGTACTCCAAGGTTCATGGGTGATCGGTTTCTTTCGCGATGGTCCTTCAGCTCAAGATCCAATCGTACTAGGAACGATTCCATCAATCTCAACAGGCGGAGATCCAACAAAGGGATTCTCTGATCCTGACAATGTCTATCCAACAAAGCCTGGACAGATTGATACGCCTACAGAAGCAACTCAATCTTATACAAAAGCAACAAGCTACGTGATCAGGAATGACTTAAGGCAGACCTCGATCGAGACTGCGATACCTCCTCATGTAAGTTCAGTCGCAGTCGATGAGGCAGACTCCTATTATACTCGAAACACCTGGAGTAACTGGGACGTAAGCACTGTTGTAAATCCTCAGTATCCAAAGAATCAGGTATTCCATTCTGAGTCTGGTCATGTAAAGGAAGTTGATGATACTCCAGGATATGAGAGATTGTTTGAGATGCATAAGTCTGGAACTTATACTGAGATCGATGCAGCTGGAAATAAGACCATGACGATCGTAGGTAACAACTACACAGTCATACTCAGTGACGATAATATCTACATCAAGGGCAATATGAACGTGACAGTCGATGGAGACTTCCGTCACTTAGTCAAGGGTAATTACTTTTTAGAGGTTGAGGGAAATAAGACAGAGTACATCAAGGGTTCAAGACAATCCAAGGTAGGTCTCTCTGAACAGTTTGAGATCGGCCAAGAAATGGCATCAAACGTAGCCTCAAACCGAATCTCTCGAGTTGGCGGTGATACCACGATCGTTCGTGATGGTAATAAATCCGAAACGATTGGTATGAACAGTGACCTCACAGTCTCTGGTAACGGTAGTAGTATCGTATTAGGTACGATGCAAGAGTACGTTGGAAGCCATCTTGAGGTTACGACAAGCGGTCACCTTATACTTGTCTCAAGCTTGGATATGTCAATTGAGACTCCAAATACTCTACTCATGGCGATTGACGGAGCGGTCACTCAACAGTTTGGTTCAACTCTTTCAGTCACAACTGGTGGAAGTGTATCTGAATCATTTGGTGGAGATCAATCAGTCTCAGTCAGCGGAAACTTATCCTTGAATCCAAGTGGCAATATCAGTGCTTCTGCTGGTGGATCCATGAATATGGAATCTTCTGGTTCAGCCACAATAGGTTCTTCTGGAAGCACCGCTACAATGGTCGCAGGCGGCGGAGACATCATCATGTCACCATCAGGAAAGGTAATACTATAATACTATGGCTACTATACCTTCCATACCGACACTTCCAGGACTTCCTTCCATCACTCTTACTTGCGGAAGTAACTCCACGCTAGGTCAATTAAATTCTCAGAGAAATACGATACTTGGACTACTTTCGAATAAGAAGGCAGGTCTCTTAACACTTGCTTCTCAAATACCTGAACTTAAAGGAATACTATCTCAGATTCAGCACACTGAATCCATGGTATTCTCTCTTCAGAGTGATATCGCTTCTCTTCAAGCTGCTCATTACTCTCCATCTGCAGTACTTGCTTTTCTTAATCGATGGGGTTCCAAGATACCTAATGCTCAGTTGCAGACTCTTTTAGCTCAAGTCAATTCTGCGGTTCATGGTGGGACATCATTGGATATCTGTAGCGCGATACCAAACATCAATATCAATCCAACGACGGGTGCAGTCATTCATCTGGCAAAGTCTTCTCAGACTCCAAGTATTGCACCAATCTCGGCAGTTCCATTGGTTCCAACCGTTGTAGATCATACTCGCCAAGTAAGTACTGGAGATAGTGGTCAAAAGCTTACGATCATGAGCGATTACTTCTCAAAAGTAAGAAATCCAGTGAGTTCTCAAGTCTGGGATCCAATGCAAAAGAAGAAAGATGCTCTAGTGAAGACATTACTTGCGGCCGAAGATGCAGCTTCGTCTGTCTTTGATAAAGTAAAGCAATACGGTAAAGATTCTAAGCAATTGAACGCGGATGGTCTATTAACTCCTGCAGAGTTTAGTGCAGCTCAGGCTTATAATACCGCCCATCATGCGTATGCTAATTATAACTGGGGATCCGCCAATACGAAAGCTTGGTTCTGGAGGATTCAAGAAGTGCTATCCGGGAAGATGCTTCAGACTGCGTACGATGCCAAGAGAAAAGAACTCGTTGAGGATCCAGACTTTGCGGAGTTCTTACCATACCTAACGACGACCGAGAGTATCATCAATTCGAATAAAGATTTAGTCTTGGCTTATAACAGTTATACGGCAAACACGTCATATTAAACTCCTAGAAAACACTTATAAATAGCATAGAACACAATGAGCGTAGCACTTTCAGACTATAATGCCCAGAATAGGACAGCGGCGATCGTTTCCAAACAGAAGCCGTATTCCGACCTAGACATGTCTTTAAGCCTGAATATCTACAATGATATCGTTCCTTTTTATGATATCGATGCGGTTAAAACATCGGTAAAGAACCTCATACTTACGAATTTCAATGAGGTTCCATTTCAGCCTGATGTAGGATCTAACTTAAGTGCTTTACTCTTTGAACCAGCTGATAAGTTCACGATGACCTCTCTCAAGAGAGCAATCACCAGAGTCATATCGGTCTATGAACCCAGAGTCGATTCCCTTGTTGTTCAAGTGACGGATGATTCAGATCGGAATGCCTATGAAGTCACTCTTGGATTCCGTATCATTACCCTGAACACTCCTGTGGTTGATATGACAATATACTTACTTCGAATTCGTTAATAATAATACCCTACTCCTCTCATGGCTCAATTTAATGTAACAAATTTAGACTACGATCAGATCAAGCAGAACATGATCGAATACTTCTCGTCATTGGGAGGTACATATAACGATTGGAACTTTCAGGGTTCAGGTCTGAATCAACTCATGTCGATTCTGGCTTATAATACACATTATAATGCCATGATGGCACAGTTCTCATTGAACGAAGTCTTTTTAAATTCTGCTCAATTAAGAGGAAATGTAGTTTCAGCAGCAAAGACACTAGGATATGTTCCTCGTTCACTTCGTGCCTCAACAGCAACGATCAATATCACTGTCACAGGCGATGGCTCTGCTCCTGCTTATTTGGATCTTCCTCGTGGAACTCGATTCAGTGCAGTTGCAAATTCTGAAAAGTATACTTTTGTTGTATTAGATACTCAGGAAGCTGCATTGCAATCCAGTCAATATATTTTTAACAATGTCACCATCACTCAGGGTATTCTAAAAAGAATGCTTTATATCGTTGATCCAACCGTGACTCGTCAGATGTTTGTGATACCAGATGAAAATGTAGATATGTCTACAGTTCGTGTTCGTATCAAGGCAAACTCACAGTCAGATAGCTATACAATCTTTACACCTTTCACGACTCTTTCTGGTATTGGTGCAACATCTCAGATCTATTTCGTTCAACAAAATAGTCAGAACTTATACGAGATCTACTTTGGTGACGGCGTGATTGGTTTAGCTCCAGAAGCAAACAATGTCGTTGAGATCGAATACATGTACACGGACGGTACAATCGCAAATGGGGCAAATGCTTTCACCTCGATCGATTCGATAGGTGGATATAGCACGATATCAACAGCTGGTGTAACTGCATCTTTTGGCGGATCCGCAGCGGAATCGATCGAGTCGATACGATTCAATGCTCCACTATCCTACATCACTCAGAATCGTGCAGTCACGGCCGACGACTATCGCGCTCTTATTCTTGCTGGAATCGGAAATATTCAAGCGATATCAGTTTGGGGCGGAGAAGATGCAATCGTTCCTGACTATGGTAAAGTTTACATCTGTATCAAACCAACAGGAGCTGATTACCTCACGACTGATGAGAAGAACAACATCACCTCAAATATTTTAAAAGGTAAGAACGTTGTCTCGATTACTCCAGTCATCGTAGATCCTGAGTATACTTACATTTCACTCCAAGTTTATTTCAAGTACAATCCTAACTTGACTGATCTAAGTCTGATTGAATTACAGTCAGTCGTTCGTAACACGATCTCAAGTTACAACACGGATAAGTTAGAAAGCTTCCAAGGAGTATTTCGTTACTCAGAACTCTTGAGAGCGATCGATAGCTGTGATCCTTCGATCTTAAATTCGGACGCAATCGTCAAGATGTATAAGACGGTAACTCCAATCAATACTGCAAACAATACGTTTACAGTTCAATACTCTTCACCTATCATGATCTCGAACACGACTGATTCGATCATGAAGTCAAGTTCTTTCTTGATCAATGGTGTCACTTGTTATTTTGGAGACGCTCCAATCACTAACTCGATCAATCGTAGAGTATTCGTTTATAAGCTTGTGAATGGAAGTCCAGTTGCTCTTTATGATGTAGGAACAATCGATACGGCAAACGGATTGATTACGATCTCAGGATTTAGACCTGATACGACAACTCCAATTCAGCTTACAGTTCCTTCAAGCTCAAACGATCTCGCTCCAAAGAGAAATCAATTGCTCGAGATCGATTTAACTCAGACAACGATCATTGGTTCTATCGATACGATCGCAGTCAGTGGATCTGCAGGAGCAATTAATTACTCTACACCAGCAACTAACGTCTAAAGATGTCGACCTACCTCATTGAGAGTACAGCGAGTGTTAGAAAGCAAACGAAGGAAAATCTTCGAGTTGCTCCATTAGTTCCTGAACAGATTCGTCAGAACATCGAGAATACAAGTTCTCCAAATCTGATTCAGCTTCTTCAGGACTACTACACTTATTTGAATGAGAGTGGGCAGCCATCCTTTGCTCTGAATACGATTCAAGAAGCAAGAGATCTAGATTCAGTTGACAATAATTACTTAAATTTAATTCAGACCGAAATTGCGGTTTCGATCCCTCGAGTACTTACTACGGATCGTGTCACTCTCTATAAGAACCTCATTCGTTACTACTCGATGAGAGGATCTGAGGAGTCTATCTCCTTGTTCTTTAAGATCCTTTATGATGATGAAGTGACAGTCAGTTATCCAAAGAATTTGATGTTGATTCCTTCTTCTGGGAATTGGGATCAAACCTATCAAACTCCTGTCTATAATAGCTCTGGAGTATTGACTGGATACACTCAGGGCGCTTATACCAATAACCTTGGTTTCTTATCGGATACGATCAAGCTTCAGGACTCTTATTATTATCAGAAGTTCTCTTACGTAATTAATACAGGTAATAACATATCGGTATGGAACGATACCTTTAAGAAGCTCGTTCACCCAGCAGGATTCATTTACTTTGGTCAAATCCTGATCCTTCTATATCCAAACGAAGTCATTAATTATGACCCATTGACCGGTAATATCCTGAGCCGTATGCCTCATGATCAACCAGGTATCATCACGACTCTGGATTATCCTTTCATCTTAATCATTCAACCAGGCGGTGGTGTCGATAATATCGGTCTTAATACATTCTATGACACGGTTGGAACGATCCCAACTAGCTTCAATTCCTCATCGTATAAGATGTCGATCGCAGTTCCAAGTGGAGCAAATCATTCCGAATTGATTCACTTCTATGATCAGGGTGCGGTTGGAATGTACTCGAACGTTACCTTTGAGACTGTAGAAACCCTTTATCCTTGGGACGATTATTCCATCTCAGACATTATAAATAACACATTAACCTGGAACGGCACCTCTCTTGGAGTCGTTTTCGTCTAATATACTACTATGCCAGCCATTATCACGACAAACTTTCGAATCGAGAATGCCGTCAATTTCATCAATGACGTAGCAAATACCTCGAACGGTGTCTACCTTTTTATCGGTAAATCCGATCCATGGTCAAACAGCTTATCCGTCACGACTGACGGTACAC